AAAGGGGGTTTTAGTTTGAGTAAAAATAAAAAGAATAATACCTCTAAAGCTAAAACTTCTACTAAAAATACATTTTTTAAACCACCTAAATTAACTGAAGAACAAAGAGAAGAATTAGCTGTTAAGAAACCTAATAGAACTAATAATCGTAAAAATAAATATGAGTATTGGCTCACTAAAGATGGCTTATTGCTTTTAGAGTCTTGGAGTAGAGATGGTTTAGATTTACAACAAATAGCAAAGAAAATGGGTATTGCTCCTAAAACTTTATATGCTTGGAGAACTAAATACGAGCTAATAGGTAATGCTATAAAAAAAACACAAGAGTTAGCTAACTTAGAGGTTGAAAATGCTTTGTTTAAAAGAGCTATTGGGTATAACGAAATTGTTAAAGAAGCAATGAAAGTTAAACAAGGAAGCTATGAAGAAATAGTCTATGTTGAAAAAGTTATTCATATTCCTGGAGAAGTATCAGCTCAAATCTTTTACTTAACTAATCGTAAGCCAGAAAGATGGACTAATACACAAGCTCGTAAAGTGCAATTGGCTGAGCCAGTAAGTGCAGCTTTAATCTCTATTACTGAGAACTTAAACCGAATAGAGATAACACCAACAAAAGATGACTTAGTAGATTTATCTAAATATAGGACTAAAGAGGAAAATGTAGATGGAACAACAACAAGCAGTAACTAATGAAACTCAAGCTGTTATTACACCATTTAATTTTAGTGAAAAGAGTTTAGATTTATTAAGAACTAAATCAAGCTTTGATATTTGCGAGGGAACTGCAAGATCTAGTAAAACAACAACACTTACGTTTAAGTTTGGGCTGCATGTAAATAGCTCAAGTCATATGCAGTTTTTTATAGCTGGAGCAACTCAAGGTGTAGCAAGGCGAAATGTAGTAGATGAGAAAAATGGTTTTTTAGCATTATTTAGAGGTTGTGCGAGAGAGGGAACTAATACAAGATATGGTAGTCATTTAGTCTTTACTGATACTCTTGGCCGAGAAAAGATAATTTATATCTTTGGTTTTAAGGATAAAGCAAGATGGCAAACAGTATTAGGATCTACACTTGGCGGTGGTATTATTGATGAGATTAATATAGCTGATGTTAATTTTGTTAATGAAGTATTTAGATCTTTAATTGCAGTTGATGGTTTTTGGCTTGGTGCAACACTTAACCCAGACAATCCAGATAAAGAGATCTATACGAGTTATATCAACAAATCAATTCCGCTTAAGAAATGGGAACATGATATACCAAAACCAATTTTAGAAGATTTAGCAAATGCTGATGAAAAAATTAAAGGAGCTATATATTGGCATTTTAATTTTAATGATAACCCAATAATGACTCAAAATAAAGTAGATTTGTTTAAATCACTTTACCCTAAAGATAGCTTTTATTATGCAAGTAAAATACTTGGCTTGCGTGGTGTAAGTGAGGGAGCAATCTTTAAAATGCTTGATGATAGTTATTTAAGTAAGTCAAGCGAATATATTTATCGAGCTCAAAAAGTCATAATGGATGATATTGAATATCTATTCAAGACTGATGCTTATACTAAATATGTATTTGGAGTGGACTTAGGGGGAAACCAAGAAAAAAAGGGAACACGAATAACATTTACTGGTTTTCATAGGCAGTTTCAACAGCTAGATGTTTTAGGAAGAAAAAAATTAATCAGTGAAGAAGCAGTAGCTTTAGTTGTTGAAATATGCGATTTTATAGAGAAATGGTATAAGCAAGTGCTAACACCAATTAAAATAGATGCAGTTTACATAGATGGCTATGGTGCAGTTAATGTTTTACTACCAACAATTAGAAAAGAATTAGTTAATAGAGGCATAAACTTAAAGGTGCGATTAGCTATTAAATATGGCAAAAACTCAACTAAAACAACTGATAAAGCAACTGATGCTGATAGACACTCAAGACTGATGACATTATTGTTATTATTCAATTTAAGAAGAATAAGATTTATCAATAACAGTGAGGGTAGAGAACTAATAAGACAGCTTAAAACGCTTGTTTATAATCCTAAAGACAATTTGCCATTAGATGAAAATCAAGATGCAATGGATGATTATGATAGCTTGTGTTATACGATAACACCATTTATTACTGAGCTAAACGATAACATTATGCGAGATGAAGAAAGGAAAAGATTATGAGTTTTGAAAGCAAGATTTTACGCAATAGACACAATAATGATTATGGGTTTAATATAGACCAACGATATAGACAAGAAGAGGGTGCAATTTGGTATGAGGGCAAAAGTGAAAACTTAAAAAGGTTTTATACTCAAAATCTTACTAATTTGCCTAATCCAAGTGCTGATTTTTTTACAGCAAATCAAAGCTATTTTTGGAAAGTAGTTGCAGCTGAACCACAAACAAAAACTACTCATTCTGGCTTACCTCATGCGATTATTGACACTTTAATTAGCATTATTGGGAAACCAGAAATCAAAGTAAATAAAAAAGTATTGAACGAACAAACTAAAAACTATGAGATTGTAGAAGATTTAGTTTTAACTGATTTACTTAATGAAATCTTGAAAGATAATAATTTTCAAACTCTAATGGATCAAGACCAATTACCATATATGTTAGCAGTTGGTGATGGTGCTTTTTTCATCAATTATGATAAATCAATAAGTGACTTTCCAATGATAGTGTTTAGTGATGGCAGAAATATCGAGTTTGAATATAAAGAAAATAGAGTTGTTGCTATCAAAAGAAAAACATATTTTGTTGAAGATAATAAAACTTATATGCTTGAAGATATAAGAACAACAACTTTAGAAGAAGATGAAAAAACTAAAACTAAAAAAAGAGTTGCAACAATAGAATATAATCTTTATGAACTTGCAAACGAGAAAGGGCAAGTTAAACAACATGTAGATTTAAAAACCACTGAAAAAACAAAAGGTTTAGAAAAAACAAGTTATGAGTGTTTTAATCAATTTATAGCTGTGCCAACAATCTACAAGCTTGATAAGACAACTGGTAGAGGTAAGGGAATGTTTAGCAGTAAATATGACTTACTTGATGATTTAGATCAAAACTTATCAATGAGCTCAACAACAACTCGTAGATCAGCACCAGTAGATTATTTACCAGAAGAATTAATGGAATATGATGATGAGGGGAACAGGAAAAAGTTTAATACTTTTGAAAGAAAAGTATTTGTTTATAAAAACGATTTGAACTCTGCAACTGGTGTAAATCAAGCAATGATTGAGACAAAACAACCAGTATTGAACTTCGAGCAGTATTCAAGTCAAGCATTAGAGATTTTACATAATATCTTAGCTGGTATTTTAAGCCCTGCAACATTAGGAATTGATTTAGCAAGAGATAATAATGCAACAGCTCAAAGAGAAAAAGAAAAGGTAACGGTGATAACTCGTGATGATTTAATTGATTTTCAAACTGAAACAATTGAAAAATTATGTAATTTATTATTAAAGGTATATTTTAACAGTCAAGGAAATAAAGCCCAAGCTAAAGAAGATTATGAAATCTTTGTTAATTATCCAGAATATGCTAATCCAAGTTTCGATAGTAAGCTTGCAGTATTAGCACCAGTATTCGCAAGTGGTGCAATGAGTGCTAAACAATATGTTAACGAGCTTTGGGGAGACTCATTAACCGAAGAGGAAAAAGAAGAAGAAATCAAAAAGTTAGAAGAAAGACAATCGGCATATAATGCACCAGATGAAGAACCATACGATTTATTCAACATTGAAGGTTAGTAGTGATAAGTTATGGTAGGTGCAAGGAAATGGGTTTATTTAACCGATAGACTGATTAAAGATTGGGAATTATTATTTAACGAGTTAAATGAACATGAGATTAAAGCTTTAACAAATTATACTAAAACTGATGAGTGGTATGAAAAACAGCTTAAAGACTTAAAGAATTATAAAAAAACTATTGATAAGGTTGTGAAAGAACATAAAGAAAAAATAATGACTAACTCACAAAATGCAGTAGATGAAAGTATTGCAGTTATGGGGGGAATGCTTAATGATACAGCTGATACTAATGCTGAACCTTATGCAATTTATTATGAAGAAATGAATGAGTTTAATGACAATATGGTTAAGTCAGTAGTTAAGTTTGCAACTGATAGACATAGCTTTTTTATAAATAAAATAAATGCTGAAAATTGTGCCGCTAAAATCTTGAAGCAATATATCGTTGGAACTGATGAAAATATGGCTATTATTGGTGGAGCAAAAATACCGATTAAGACAACAGAAGAAAATATATTGGATCTAATAGCTAAAAAAAATAATTTAGGTTTCTTTGTAAAGTATGCTAATGGGAGAAAGATGGGAATTAGATCTTATCTTGAAATGAACTTAAGGACAACACTACAAAATATAGCTACACAAAAACTTAAAGACTCAACCGATAATTTAGGCATTATATTCTTTTTAGCATCTTCTCATGCTGATTGTGCTGATGACCATGTAGATTATCAAGGGAAGATTTATGTTAAAGAGAACTGGCAAAGATTTATAAAACCAGAAAAGATAGCCGAAATACAAGACTTTATAACTAAAAAAGATATAAAGACTATGGAATGGGTTATAGGAAAGCCAGTTTATTTTACAACAAGACCGAATTGTAGGCATTATTTCACACCAATAACGATAGAACAAGCATTAAAGAAATCGTTAAAGGAACTACATAAAGAGCTTAAAACTGAAAAACCAATGACTAGTGAAGATAAAGAACTAACAAAAAAAAGATATGCAGCTTTACAAGAGCAACGAAGAAATGAACGCAAAATAAGAGAAAATAAGGAAAAATTAAATCATTTAGAAACTTTCAAAGCTAAAACGAAAAACGATACAGCTGATAGTGAGATTATGAAAGTTAAAAACAATATAGCTTATTATCAAGCAAAACAAAGAGCTTTAATCAATGCTAATAGGGGTGTATTAGTTAGAGATTATAAGAAAGAACAATTAGGTATTGAAAAACAATAAAGGTAATAAGTCCATAAAAAGACTGATTATATTCAAGTTATGTTTCTTGTAAAAAAAGCAATTAAAAATACAAGTTATGTTTCTTGTAAAAAAGCAAAGACAACTTGAACCTTAAAGCCAAATAACAAGGTTAGTTGTAAAAGGAGTATTAAATGGCAGAAAAAAAGAAAAAGTATTCAGAGTTAACTGAAGAAGAAAAGGCAGCTTTAAGTGAGGAAGAACTTGCAGCATTAAAAGCTGAAGAAGAAGCCGAAAAGAAAGCTAAAGAAGATGGGGGTGAACCAGCTAAAACTGATGAAACTCCTGAGGAAAAGGAAGCAAAAGAGGGCGAACAAGAACCAGCTAAAACTAAAGAGCCAAAAATAGAAATGATTACTCTACCAAAAACTGAGTATGAAGAACTATTAAAGAATAAATATGCTGAGGGAGCACGTAAAGCTGAAAAGTCTTTGCAAGACCAAATTGCAGCTTTGCAAGTTGAAAATCAAGCATTAAAAGCTCGAGAGGTGGCAGCAACATTAGTATGTCCTCTATATGTAGATGATTTGATTGCTTTAACAAAAGGTAAAGGGTTGGAAGTAAACGAAGCTAACTTAAAAGAAGTAGCAGCTCATCAACCAGCTTGGCAAAGATCTACAGAAGAGATTTTGCAAGGTCAAGCAAGGATGGGAGCAAGCGGAGATAATACTCCACCAGCACTTGATGAGAGAGCAGCATTTAAAAAATTATTTAACGAGGCATAAGAAAAAGGAGGAAATTATTAACTTATGGCAAACACTATCGAACACATTTCAAAACATTTACACAATGAACTTGATGAAATGTTTGTAAAAGAATCAGTAACTGGTGTTTTGGAGTTATTGAGACCAGGTGGCATTCAATTAGACTTTGTAAATGCAAAGACAGTTAAAGTGCCAAATATCGTAATGTCAGCTTTAAGTGACTATTCAAGATTGAATGGTTATGCAGCTGGAGACATTAATTTAACATGGGAAGCATTTACTCTAACTCAAGATAGAGGAAAACAATTCACATTAGATGCAATGGATAATGAAGAGTCTGGAGGAATTGCAGTAATTCATGCAATGAAAGAATTTGAAAGAACGCAAGTAATTCCAGAAGTAGATGCTTATAGACTATCAACATTGGCAGCTAAAGCTACTGGAACTGGTATTGCAACACCAGGAACAATTACAGCTACCCAAGTAATCGCAAAGTTTGCTGATGCGGAAAAATACTTTGAAGATAACGAAGTGCCAATTGATAGAATTGTTTATTTTATCTCAACTGAAGTTGCAAGAGCAATTAAAATAAGTACTGAATTAAAAGCTTTAGTTGGAATAACTACAATTGAAAAAGGAGATATTAAATTAAAGGTTAATACTTTTAATGATAATATCATTATCGTAGTGCCACCAACAAGATTTAAGACAGCTTATACTTTTGGCAATGGCTTTACACCAACTACAGATGCTAAAGACATTAACATTTTAGCTGTTTATGATGCGGCATCTATTCCAGTTCAAAAGCATAAACAAGTAAGAACATTTAGTCCTGAAGTGGTGCAAGATAAAGATGCTTGGAAGTTTAATTATCGTTTACATCATGATATTTTTGTTCCAGAAAAGAAAATTGTAGGTGTATGGCTACATACAAAAGCATAATTAAAGCTTTAATTTAATTAACATTTTTTCAATAATTTTTCATAAACACATATAAAAATTATTAACACTACATAAAGGGTAGGTGTTAAAGCTTACCCTTTATCTTTTTACGAATTTGAAAGAAAGGACATAAAAAAATTATGGCAAACGAATTAATCACAATTACAAGGGAAGAGTTTTTAACTTATTCTGGTAGAGATTTAAGTATTGAACTTCCATCAAACGATAGAGATACCGACAAAGTAGTTACAACAATTAATCTATGGACTGATAGAGTTTATGATGAGATTTTTGTTAGGTTTGATAAATATGACAGTGAAAACTTTAGCGAAAGGCAAAAACAAGCAATTAAAAGGGCTATTTGTGACTATGGTATGTATTATTTAACAAACGGTGATCTATATCGTGAGAGTGGTTATAGTTTAGAAAATGGATCTAATGTTTCTCAAAGTGAGCTTGAAAATATGCGTTTTCCGAACTACATAAAAGAAAATTTAAGAAGAATTGGCTTAAGAATAAGAAACTTAAGCTATGGCTATAATCCACATTGTCAAGATAAAGATTGGTTTTAAGGTGTAATTATGGGGAGAGATGAAAGAAATACAAGCTCAAGATATAGAATTAGGTGTAAAGTTTTTGAAACTATCACAAATAATGAAGATAGAATTGCAAGACTTACAAATAGCAAGCCAATAGTTTTTTATGCAAGAGTTATACAAGATTACAAGGAAAGTTATTTCTTTGTAGATAGTTACAATACTACACTTGGAAATGTGGTTATTGAAACAAGAGATTTAAAACAAAATGATATTAAGAGATTAGATACAGTAGAGTATTTAGGCAAGTTGTATAATGTTGAGAATATAGTCGTAAAGCCAGAAGAAAGGCAAATCGGTATTACAACAAGACCTTTAATTAAAACAATAATAGCTTTAGGTAAAGAGGTAAAATAGCTATGGCAGAAATTAATCTTATGAATGAAGCTAAAATGATTGTAGGTGCATTACTTGGTGCAGTGCCAAAAGATACTGGAGCTTTAGCAAGCAGTATAGGTTTTAATGTATTAGATAATAATACAATAGAAATCTTGGTAGGTAATGAGATAGTAGATTATGCAGTTTATACTAATATGGTATGGAATCCACCAATCAATTTAGAGTATTTCCCAAGTGGTAGGAAAAGAACTGAAACTGACAAATCAAGGTTAAAAAGTTTTAAATTTGGTGGAAAAAATCCAAATGAGAGGTGGTTTGATGGTGCATTAGAACAATGTTTATTAGCTTTAGCTGAAAAGTATAAGGGGGTGTATTTGCGTGAACTTTAACGAAAGATACATTGAATGGTTTGAAAAAGAACTTAAAGGTTATTTGAAAAGTGGTTATAACTTAAAAGTAATTGAAGAAGCTACGCAAAAACCACATACAATACCAAATAAAACTGATATAAGAGTTTATGTTAGATTTGGCTGGGGTAATAAACAACCAAGTATTACAGATAGAATAGATCTTCCAATTACAATTGAAGCTTTAAGTGAAAGTGATGGTTTTACTATTACTAAAAAGGTATTAGAAAACTTTTTTAATGATTTTAGTAATAAGCTAACTATATTAAAAAATGTAGAAGTATTGGAAGAAGATGAATATAAAGAATATGATTTTAATGTTTGGCATAAATACTCAACACCAGCTACAACTAAACCTTATCAACAAATAGGAACTGAAAGTAGAACAAGCATTTTAATGACTGGAGTTGTTAGCTTTTTAGCTACAAAATATAAGGGGGGTGTATTTGCGTGAACTTTAAGAAACGATATATCGAGTGGTTAGAACAAGAATTAAGTGGTTATTTGCCCTCTGGTTATGATTTAAAGGTAATAGATGAATCAACACAAAGCCCACAAATCAAACCTCTTAAAACCGAAATTAGAGTGTATGTAAAGTTTGGTAGTGGAAGTAAACAAGTAAACACACAAGATAGAATAAACCAGACTTTAACAATCACAGCTTTAAGTGAAAGTGATAACTTTGATAAGACATATCAAGTTTTATATAACCTATTTACTGAATACTCTAAAAAAATAACTATATTAGAAAATGTAGAAGTGTTGGAAAATGATGTTTATGTAGCAAGTGATTATAATGTATGGCATAACTATCAAACACCAATGATTATGAACCCTTATCAGCAAATAGGAACTGAATCAAGGACAAGTCTAATAATGACTGGTGTTTTAAGCTATTCAAAAGGAACTATTATTGGTAGCTTACATTACATAGATGATGAGATTGTAGATATTATAGATCCAAGCGGAACATATCAAATGCAACAAGTGGCATTTAACCCAATCAATACACCAGCTGCAATATCATTTAATGAAAGTGCAATCATAACTTTTAGTGGTAGGTTTTTACTAACTAATAGTAATGTTTCAAGAAAGTTTTTAGATATGAATTATTATCATATGGTTATGTTTGAAGATGGTGTTACTGTTACACCTTATGTTTGGAAACCGATTTATAAAGTGGTTTATAACCCTTTAACTTCAAGTCCTATTGAATATACTTTATTATGCAATATAGCCAATATACAAATAGAAAAAGATAGTGCAAATAATGACAACATTGTAAGCTTTGTTTTAACAGCTATCGATATTGAAAATTAGAGGTATTTAATATGGCTAATGAAAAAACATATGTAATAAGATTAACAAAAGATGGTGGCTCTGGTGCTTATGAAGAGACCAGTTATTCGCCACAAGGTAATTTATCTTCTCAAGAGGGGAAAATAAATAAAAAGCAATCAACAACGCAAAATGTAGCTCAAATGTTAGCATTTAAGGTAGGAACTGATGCAGTTAAATATAGCTTATCAAATTATGGGGAACTAACTGGCGATTATGTAGGACAAGAGGCAATAGAAGATATAACTGGTATAGCTGGCGATATATTTATGATAGCAAAAGGTGGCTGGCTTGGAGTAGCTGCAGTGGGTGTAAAATATGCAACTAAAATAGCAACAACTTCAATAAGACTAAATAAGAGCAAAACAAGAGCATCAATGATGCAAGAGAGGGTTGGAATAACAACAATAAAAGGGTGGTAGTTTAATATGGTAGAAATTAAAATACTAATAAATGGTGTAGAACAAGCTAACGATAGAATCAAGTTAGAAAGTGGTTTTACATTTAAGGAAACTATCACAGATGAATTAGAGAACAAGATAGTTATATTTTTAGTTAGTCATAATAATAAAAACTTGTTAAAAGTAAATGATATTATAGAGATACAACGAGAAGTTGGGGGAACATTTAGAGATAAAACACCTTTTTTGGTGTGGCATTTAGAAAGAGAGTTATTTACCAAGATGCATCCATATTATTGGAAAATAACTGCTATTTTGGTAGAACCTACTAAGATATTAGAAAGAATAACACTGCCTCCTTGTGCGTTTACAAATAGCATGAACACACTTCAACAAATCTTTTCCAAAGTGTTAGACAAAGCCATTATTAAAAGAGGTGTGAACCCTCAAAGTAAGTTTAATGTATCAAGTAATTTAGCAAGTTTAATAGCAAATACAACTGGGGAAGATTTTGTTTATAATAAACCAGTATTGTTAAGAGAAGTATTAGATGATTTACTTTTACTTAAAAATGCAAGAATAAAAGTATTAAAAAAAGAAAATGGTATTATTTATTTAGATTACAAGCTATTATCTTATGAAAATAAAGCTATTAAAGATATTAACCTATTAGAGCATTTTACATTAAAAGGGCTTAAAGAAATAGAAAGTGCTAATGGTATAGCAAATACTTATGAAACTTATGTAAATGAGGTAATAACGCAAAGTCCTATTCAAGATAATTGGCGAGTGTTTAAGCCAAAAGAAGCTGATATATTAACAAGTCAAGATTATTATTATTGTTTTGATAAACCTATCGAACATATGGAAAAGTTTGAAGTGTTAGTAAAAGTAAAATGGACTTTATCACATAGTGATCCATTACAATATGACACAATGATAGTGCAAAGGTATGAAGTATTAGATTTAACTGATAGTTTTGTAGAAGAAGATATTTATAACTTAACAAATGAAAGCGACCAAAGATATAAAATACCATATAAGAGAAAAGAAAAATATATGTATTGTTTGGAAGATGTTGGAACTGTAATTGGAATAAAGATAGAAAATAGAACACATAATGCATTTTTAGCAAGGCAAGTAGCTTTAATGCAAGACAGCTCATTTATGGGGGAATATGATGTCTTAAATTATAAGATTATCGATAAAAACGGTAATAAGTTAGAAACTGATATCTGGAACTATCAAAACTTTTTATTTAGAGCTAAATACTATGCCTATATAGACCAACATTATAAGTTTACTAAAGCTAATAATGATTTAGGGACTATATTAGTAAGTCCAAATGAAAGCTTAATTGACAGTGATAGATTTGCAGATAAAATGTTTAATATCACAAAAAGTCAAGGTAATAAGAGATTAGAAGCTGATATATTAGTGGCTAATTATTTTCAAGACTTAAATGAGATTTTAGTTGGTGATAGATTTTGGTATGAGAATAAACTTTATACTGTTATTGAACGAGAAAAAGGGTTTTATAAAGAACATGTTAAAGATCATATTGTTTTAGAAGCTGATTATATTCCAGAAATACCAGAGAAATTATCAAGGGAAAGACAAATCTTTAAGAACCCAATAGATAAAACAATCACACGTGATATATTAGTGCATGATAAAGTAGTGTTTAACCTAACAAATACTAATTATGGAACTAATACATTATTTAACTTAAATCAACTAACAACACTATTAAAGAATAGTTTAATTCATAGATTAGAACCACCAAAGCTAAATGGTTATTTATTTGCTAATGGGGTGCATTTTATTTATAATATAACACCAGTAAAGGTAAAAAATAGCGTTATCTATAACTTTGGGTTTTTAGATAATTATAGTGCAGGTTATACGAAAGATGTTTCAATATTAGGTGGTTTTAAGGTAGGGTTTAACTCTTATGTAGATAGTAATGGCGAGGTAGAAAATATATCTATACAATTTTTAAGTAATAACTATGATGAACCTAACTATTCAACAACCGATTTAGCCGATTTAATGGAACATTTAGAGAACTTACCAAAGGTTAGAGCAAATGATATAGCTGATTATTATGATTATAAGAGTAATAATTTACTATTAAAAGTGCAAAAAGACAGGTTAGAACACATTACTTTTACTTATCAATTAGAGTTTTTAAGTAGTGAAGAAGTAATAATTGGTCCAGAGTTTATCAATGTATTTAATTTAGTAGGTAGGTCAAATAGTAATTTTAAGATTTATGCAAGTAAGACATTAGATTATAGAGATGGTGATAGATTTGCGAAAGGGTTAGAACAATTTAACGCAACTATAACTGATGCTGGTTTAATAGAAATCACTGGTTTAGATGAAGATGTAGCAAATTATAAAAGCTTTGCAATATGCATTGGAAATGATAGAAGATTAGTATTGGGATTTAATAATAATTTTCACGATAAGAAAACATTAAGGTATTAAGGGGGTTTATATGCCAAATATTGTATTAGATAAAGAACAACATAACTATATTGTATTTAATCAATATGGGAAGATTAAGGAAAAGAACTTATTTGATTTCCCAGCTGGCTCAAGTGGTATTGAGATTTATATTTTAGCTGATTTTGACAATGTAGCAGCAAGCGAATATGAAACTTATGCGAACATTAAAAGACCAGATGGCTTAATTGTGGGTGATGTTATTTTAGAAAAGTTAGCTAACCAAATAGATCTAAATGGTAATCTATATTGGGGAAAGAAACTAACTTTATATGATGATGTGACACAGCTTAATGGTGCGATACAAATCAGTATAGTTTATAGTAAGTTTGACAGTAATTTAAGAAAGATTAAACAAAGAATTAATGGTATGATAGTCTTTCATATCTATGATGCAGTAAGCTTTTACACGCCGAGATCAAGTGTAATTAATGCTATGATGAGATATGTAGATCAACAAGCTTTAGGTGGTGGATTAACTTATGGAGCTAAAGCTTTAGCAATTCCAATAAATAGTCCAGAACCGAGTGTAGCACCAGATATTCCAGCAACAGCTCAAGTTGTTTATATCACGCCTATTCCAAAAAATAAAACAACTCACTCAGTATTAAATACGAAAATTATACCTTTAAGTGAAATAGGAAGTGGTGTAAGTCAAGCAGTTAAATTAGGTTATGATGCTACTGACTCAAGAGTTTATAAAGGCAATGGAAACACTAAACTTTGGGTTGAATGGTATGAAGATGGCTATGCTGATACACATGATCTGGTTATTTACTTCCAATAAAAATTAGGTGATTTTATGATTATAAGAATAGATAGTAATTTCAATATCATTGACAAAATAGATGAGCCAGATGATAAGCTAATTATAGCTACTGAAATTGGTGTTAAGAAATTAAAGTTTTATTATGTAAATGATAGTGCTGATTATGTTGTTAATATCTCATTTAAGAGAGCAGACAATATGGTTATTGGTGGGTTTAATGTAGCATTAGTAGAAGATGAAAATGGTATTAAGTATAGAGAATTCATACTTGATATTGAAGAGCTAACAGCTATAGCTGGAGCATTACAAATCACAATAAGGTATGAGAAGTATTTTGATAATGAACTTATTTTCTCAAGACCGATAAATATGGTAGTTGCAATATATGAGGCAGTAGCAACTGGAAATGATACTTTAAGTTTTTTAATAGAGGAGTTAGAGCAAATTAAAAGAGAACTTGAAGATATAAAAGAAAGTGATGTAGCTGGTGGTGTTATTTAT